AGTATGGCGAGGATTTGATGGCGCTAATTGATCGCGCAGGTAAATTTCATGATTATTTAACGTTTAAATATCCTAATACGGCCAAGCACAACAGGAAAAGTTTTATAAAACTACTTAAGAGGTATAAAATTCCAAAAAAGTTGGTAAAAATGATCAATTTCGGGTTATGGCTGTATGATATTTCTCCTTGTTTTTTAAAAAGGTTATTAAAGCGCACTGCGAGTTAAAATAGTGTATAGACATATATGACGTATACAAATTACCCTGTATATATAGGTAGGGCAAACTCATCATTAAACCCTAGATCTTTAGATTCTGTCAATTACCTATTGTTTGCTAATACTGTTCGTTTATCGTCTTCAACGAGTCAGGTAGAGAAAAGAACTCTTGGAGAAGGTTTCGATCAGGATAACCAATTTGCATATACTTCGGATAGAGATTTTAGAATATCATTAGAGTTTTACTTAAAACCAAAACTAAGGAAGGGCATTTCAGGAGACTCAGCTTATTTTTTTTTATATGATGATGATTTTGTTTTTGCGAATTTTCAAGGTAATAATTTAGGTAATAATTATTTTCCTATAAAAATAGGAGTAGAGGTATACAATAGAAGTTATTTAAATTCTTACAGAATAGAACTATTACCAAACTTACCAGTAAAAGTTTCTGCTGAATTTACCTGTAAGGGTAGCTCAAGTAATTTTGGACCGCGTCAGCAAGGAGCGCTCCCTTATGAGATATATGATAAAAATTTAGATGGAAAGGACTTTATACATGCAGATACATGTGAAGTGATTGGTGATTACAGCCAGTTAATAACAAACGATATTTTTTCAAAAATTTCATATCAAAAAACATATAATCGTTTATTTTCTTACAAACCAAATCAAAAGCTACAAACAAAGGCTAGCATTACATCTATACAAGATTCTCTTTTAATAGAAGGTTATGATTTATCTAAGGTTTGTCCAATAGAAGGAATTAAGTTGGAAAACGACTTAAGCATAAACTTAAAAAACAAAGATGGGCTTCAGATAGGTGATGGTTCATCTGTATTTAATATAAAGATGAAGGCTGGCTCTAAAGTTAACCAAAACAGTTATAATGTCCAAGCTGGAGATGTTTTAAATTCAAGTCTTGTTATAGAAAGTTTGGTTTACTGACCGTTGTCAAAATACAATAAATTTTTCTTTAACAGTTGACAGAAAAAAGGGTTTAAATAAGAACAAAAAAGAATATATGGATTATTAATCTTATGTAGTGTATATACTAGTATCAGATTTTATATGAGCCAACGCTAAAGCTGCGGAAGCACAAAAAATTATAAGGTTTTCGATAATATCTGATTTTCTTTTTGAAAAAACCCGAATTTTACATATAAATAAGATATATGAACCATGTTTTTTGTACCGAATGCGGTAGTAAAATAGAATATTCCTATTCTAAGCCAAAATTTTGCTCAAGTTGCGGCAATAAGTGCGATAGCGTGTCTAAAAATGGAGCTAGCGCCACAAGAGAGTCAAAGAATCAAGAAGTTGAAGAATCTTTGGCAGATGATGAAACATCTATTAACGAATTACCTAATATTAGTCGTTTAGAAGTCGAAACAGAATCTTATGGTAATAATGTTTTTTCTTTTGAGTCTTTAATTGGAGAAAAAGATCAAAATCCACGAGTCAGAAATAAAGGTTCTAGAAGCTTAGAAGACTTTATTGATGACAGAAGAGACCAGTAAAAAATTCGAAGACCATATTGATATAATAGAAACCGCCATCCGAAAGCAAAGGAGTCGTTGGCGGTTGGATTGTATTGCCTGGTTCGATTTTGAAGATGTTGAGCAAGTTATAAAATTACATATTTATAATAAATGGCACATGTGGGATCAAGAGCGCCCATTAGAGCCGTGGATTAACATTATAGTAACTAATCAGATAAGAAATCTGGTAAGAAATCACTACGGCAATTATATTAAGCCGTGTGCGACTTGTGAATTTAATATGGGTGATGAGGCTTGTTCATTTACTACTAGTAAAGTTCAAGATGGTGAGTGTCCTAAGTATAGAAACTGGGAGAAAACAAAAAAGGCGGCATTTGATTTAAAAATTGCTGTTCCTTCTGAGAATCATATGTATGAAATGGGCAATAGCCCAGACACCAATCTTAATTTCAATACGTGTATAAAAAAGTTAAATATTTACATGGAAGACGTTTTAACTAAAACTCACTACAAGGCATATTGTATGTTGTTTTTTGAAGAGGCCTCGGAAGAAGATGTGGCTAAGTTCATGGGCTATAAGACTAACGAGAAGAAGAGAAAGGCTGGTTATAGACAGGTAAAGAACCTAAAGAAGATGTTTATTGAGAAAGCTACAGAAATAATAAAGGAAAATGATATTATAATTAATAAGTGAATAGATATAATCTATTATATACACTTGTTGTACACTTAAGAACGATTTTACAAAGAAAATGAAGCTAACAGAAGAACAGATTGAATTTTTACAGAAAAACAGTAAAAAACATCAGGATTTAAATGTCTTGACTAAAAAGTGTTTTAATAATGATGAGTTGGATGGTCGGAGTAAAGAGGGAAGGGCTGTGAGGAAGTATCTTATTGAGAACGGTATAAAGTTCAATACCAAATTTAAAGAGAAGCAAGACCCCATTATCTTTTCTAAAGAACAAAAGGATTTTATTATTCAGCAAGCGGAACAAGGGTTATCTTCACTTGAGATAGCTAAGTTGTTGTTTCCTGATAAAAGGGTGGGCCCACTTAGTTTAGAGCAACGCGCTGTTTTAGAAGTTATTAGAGAGGTCAACCCAGAAATCATACCGTCTAAAGATGGTGGGGCATTGAATACATACCTACCCCCAAAATCATTGAGTAGGATTATTAAAAAGATTAATGATTCTTGTGGTTTGCATCTTAATGAGTCCAAACTAAACAGGCAATATATAATTTACGCAGAAAAACTAGGCATACACCTTTCTAATTCTCGTTTCTTAAAAATAATGAACAATTACTTAGACCTAAGTGACCGAGAGTTGTTTGAGCAAGAGTTTGTACGTTTGACATGGGATAAGCCAGATTTAACAGCAGACGAGATAAATCTTTATCTTAATGTTTGTAAAGAAATAATTAACCTAGAGGTTGTTAGTAAACATCTTAACAAGCTAAATGATATGTTTGATGTCGCTGATGATCAAGCGGAAATGTCCGTCCGTCTTGCTGAAATTATAAAAGCCAAGAGCTCTGAATACCATCAGTGTGAAGGAAGGATAGAAAACCTTACAAAAAAACTTCAGGGAGACAGGGGCGAAAGAATGAAAAATAAAAGCAAAGAAAATGCTTCGATTTTGTCCATAGTCCAATTATTTCAAGACAAAGAAGAAAGAGATAACATGGTTAAGATTGCAGATATGCAAAGAGCCACCGTCAAGAAAGAAGCCGAAAGGCTTGAGGGTATGGCAGAGTGGAAAGCAAGAATACTAGGAATAAGTCAAGACGATGCAATCTAAATGCAGAGAATGTGGGCAAAGCTTCGAGTCACAAAGAAGCTTGCATACCCACGTTAAAAAACATAGTATGCTATTAGGCGACTATTACGTTAAACATTACCAGCGCAAAAATAAGCTAACTGGTGAGCTTTTACCGTTTAAAAACTACAAAGATTATTTCGAAAAAGACTTCTCTCAATCACACCAATTAATGGAGTGGATAGATAAGGCTGATGACTTTGAGGTTAAGGATTATATCATTAAGTTGCTCCATAAGCGCACGATGGATAAGGCTATTGATTATGGTCCAACGGAGTTGGAACTAATATCAGCTGGACTGCCGTCGGTCGATATTTACAAAAAATATTTTGGCAGCTACACATATGCATGTGAAGAAGTTGGGATTAAACCTTTATTGGGTGAGAAATTGCCAAAAGGGTTCTATAATGATTATTCTGAAACTAAAATTTTAGTAGACACAAGGGAACAACAGCCACTTTCATTTAAAAATTCTGAATCATACAAACTAGATGTTGGTGATTATGGTGCTACATCTAAAGATTATGATTATACTTATGTGGACAGGAAATCATTCGGGGATTTCTGTGGAACTACCACAGTAGGTTATTCTCGTTTTTGTAAGGAGCTAGATAGGTGTAGATCTCTTGGTGCTTATCTGTTTGTTGTAATGGAGTTTCCATTTAATGAGATTGAGGAGTATAACAAAAAGAGTTATAAGAAATATAAGCTTGATTATGCGCTACACAACATGCGAGAAATACAAAAGCAATACAAAGACTGCTGCCAATTTGTGTTTGCGGGTTCTAGGGAATTAAGCGAGTTGCTTATTCCTAAGTTACTTGTATTTGGAAAGCAGCTTTGGAATACGGACTTGCAGTATTTTTGGTCTAAATATTTAAAATCATTATGAGCTGGGAAAAAGGAAATCAAGATGGGCGAAACAAATTCCCAAACATAAACAAAGAAATACTTGCAATAGAGGATGAGTATTTAGAAGAAGATCAAGCAAAACTTCTTTTATATAAATTTTTAAGACAGAACCCATCTTTCTTTTCTGAGATGATAACTGGAGTAGAATTGTTCCCTTTCCAACACATGGCTATTAAGGCCATGATGGAGACCGATTACTTTTTGGGCATATGGAGTCGAGGAATGTCCAAAAGCTTCTCTACGGCCGTTTTTGCGCTGTTAGACGCTATTCTACATCAAGGTGTTCACATCGGAATCATATCTAAGTCTTTTCGTCAGTCTAAAATGATATTTAGCAAGATGGAGGATATTGCTAAAAGCCCCAAAGCCGAATTTCTTTCTCAGGCTATAACTAGGGTGTCAAAAGCTAATGACCAATGGGTTATGGAAATAGGATCAAGCAAGATTACTGCACTGCCTTTGGGTGATGGAGAAAAGCTTCGTGGTTTCCGATTTCAAAGAATGATTATTGATGAGTTATTGTTGATGCCAGAGAAAATTCTTAATGAGGTTATTCTTCCTTTCCTTGCTGTTATAGAAAACCCTACGGAGAGGCAAAGGATGCACGATGTAGAGACAGAGATGATAAAGCAGGGTAAGATGGAAGAGAAGGATAGACACAAATGGCCGAACAATAAAATTATTGGTCTTTCTTCCGCATCTTATAAGTTTGAGCATTTGTATAAGATGTATTGTGATTATGAGAGGTTAATCAAAGCAAAAGA